TCAGGCTTCGTTGTCTGCAGAAAGTTCGGTGTCATGGGCGATCAGAGAAACCAAGGCGTTCTGTTGGCGATGGGAAAGTTGACGGAAGCGTTGCAGCAGTTCGCGCTCATGCAGGGACAGCTCAGGGCTATCAAGCCGCAGACTAGGCTCATCGCCAAGCGCGCCTTCCTGAATCAGGCTTTGCTCAAGCCGAGCAATGATCTCGGAGTTCATGCTGCGGTGATGGTTTTTAGCTACTTCTTGCACGCGATTCCGCATGCCGTCTGGTAGGCGTACAACGAACTTGTCAGCCGTACGGCTGGAATAAGTAGCCTGTTTCATAGGGCTCATATATTTAACCGGTTAGTTCAGGGGGAGCGGTTCTAGCAAGTCGCCGCAAGATGTCAATCTCTGACAGTCAAATTGGCAAAATGTTCAATCCGGATTATCTAAGAGGCCGCCATCATGCCTCAATACGCCGGATCCTTGGCGTCAATTCTGTGACAAATATTGACTTACCTAGAGGCGATTTGCCAGCATCAATTTTCAGAATTGCGAGCGGATCTGCAAAAAGCGCATTTGTCCACCCATCTGCCTGACAGCACTCGTCCATAACTGCCAATTGCCATGATGGCTATCTGTCTTCAGCTTAGAGGCAAATGCAGTAAATACTAATGCGAGCCGACGGACGACATAAATCTTGTGTATGACGATTGTGCGAAGGTCAGCAAATGGCTTCGCGCAGGTTAAAGGTGGCGGAGGCGGGGCGGTAAGGGGAACGGGCGATCGAAAAAATTACTCAGGACTGGCCTAGCGCAGTACAGGATCAAATTTGAACCGTCTGCCTATCATGAGGGCAATGACAAGCGCAGCAAAAGAAAAGCCAGCCGCAATCCTCGCAACGTAGCTCATCGCGTCTGTCCCGATCGGCAGCAGGAGGTCAATACTAATGAGCATCAAGGTAAGGGCGACGAAGAATACAGCGAATCGGGACATGTCAATTCTCATCGGATGAATGTTGGCGAGGTACGGTTTCTTAGAAAACCCAGCGTGCAGTGCTTTGAGTTGCTGTGCCGGGGGCGTTGCTGTCGGTAGCTAGCATTGTTGAATTGCTGCGCTGCTGGTTCATGATCGCCAATTGTGGAGCTTGTTGGAGCAAATGATGGGGTTGCTGAATGGCAGCTGTCTGTGTCTGCATGCCGTCATCCTGAAAATGAAAGGTCACCAATGCAACCAGAGCTGCGACGTTCAACACTGATAGGGTGACGTTCATTTTATAGATCTCCAGCGGAACTCATTAAGTTACTTCTCTGCTCGTTAATATTGCACTCTGCGTGCCAACAATTTTACGGTTAAAAGTCCTTAATAATCATATAGTTATCGATCATTATGAATTCGGGATGCATGCGTTTTGCAATGATGGCCTTTTGCAGTAGTGCAATTTGCATGATGATTAACCGGAATGGGTTTTCGCAGGATTGGTACTACAGCCTTTGCGGGCAATCACGACATGACAAAATCAAACGGTGCCGTTACCATGCACGCCGCTCCGCTGTCATCGCGGTCGCCCATCAAGATGTCCCAGTAGCTCAATTGGATAGAGCATCCCCCTCCTAAGGGGAAGGTTGGCAGTTCGAACCTGCCCTGGGACACCATATAATTCAACGATTTCAGCACTTTTGCCGTGACAGATCGCACTGGTATGACAGCAGGGTGACAGCAAGCGGCAAAGAAAGGCCCCGTACAGAATCACTCTGACGGGGCCTTGTTGCATCTGCCACCAGACCCGGATTCACCCGAAGGTTAAGCCCGCGCAGACAGTCGGGGTTTGGCATGAAGGGTACTAGCCGACTGATCCCCCACCAGTGACTCACCCGAAGGTGAACGGACTGGCCCCGCTTGAAACTCTCGCGCCACGAAATGCTGTATCTCAAATCGTGGCGCGGATTACTTCCCGACCTTACACATCAGCTCGAAACGCCGGCGGCGACTGTCTGGCAAGATCGCTGTGATTTCGTAAATCTTAACGCCCTCGCGAATGCGCCAAGTCGTCACCAGATCTTCCCTGTAGCGCATCTTGATTCGATAAATGGTCTGGGCTTGAAGTGCTAGAGCGGCTACAAACTCGCTGCCGCTGATGCCCTCAATGTCTACCCACTCTCGACTCACTTCGACCCAAGTGGTCACCAGGCCACCGCCAGGCTGTTTAATCTGGACTGGTCTTTCAATCGAGACCGGATACCGAAGTTTTCCCGCCTGCATCACTGCACACTCATCGACCGATAAGGCCCCAGTAGTAGCGTGTACGCGGTGCCCTCGGTCAAAGTGCGGTCGGCCTGGCGTTCGCGGTTCTCGTACAGGTCGCCCACCAGCAGCAGGACAGCAGCCTTGATCGGGGCGGGCATAGGATCGGGCGAGGCATCGCCTAGGTACATGCTGACGTGTGTTTCAGCGGCCAGGATCAGGCCCTCGATGTAACTATCCTCGGAGTCGTGATCAACACGCATATGCAGCTTGGCTTCATCCACGGTCACGGTGGTCATACGAAAAATACCTCGGTCTCTAAAGGGGTGTCGTCAGCAACCATCGTTCGTCCCAAGGCCATACAAGCGGCGGCTATGCCGTCGATACGCTCGGTCGATTTCTTCTTGCTGGTTTTCAGATTGCCCGCGGCGTCCATCTCAACGCACACGTTCGCGGCCATCCAGTTCATGACCGGGTGATCGCCGTGTTTGAGGGTGCGACCGATCACCCGGGCCTCCAGATCCTTGCAGGGCGCGTTCATCGAAGCGAACCCCTGGCCAAAACCCACGATCTCCAGGCCATCGCCTGTCAGTTGGGTGGCGAGCTGGGTAGCGTTCCAGCGATCCACGGCAATCTCTTTGATCTGGTACAGCTCGGCCAGCTCATGAATCTTGAGGCGGATACACTCGTAATCGATTACGGCGCCGGGGGTCGTGATGATGTGGCCCTGGGTAGCCCAAACGTCATAGGGCACCTTGTCCCGTTGCGAGCGTTTGCGTAGTGCTTCCTCGGGCACGAAGAAGAACGGCAGCAGGTACACGTTCCGGCCTTGAGGAAAAGCCAGCACCAGGGCGCTTATGTCGGTGGTGCTGGACAGATCGAGACCGGCGTAACAGGTCGCGCCGGACAGATCGGGTATCTCGTCAGCGCACGCCGCCCAAGCATCCGAGGACAGCCAGCGGCTATCGGACTCGGTCCACTGATTCAGCAGCAGGCGGCGAAACGTGTTCTCGTAAGCCGGAATGCTGCGGGCTTTGGCGCACTCGGTCTCGAAATAATCAGTCTTGATGCTCACGCCGAGACCAGGGTGGGCGTCGTGCCAGGTCTTGGGCAATCGCCAGTCGGCATCCTTTGGAGCGGCGTACAGGCACGGCAGGAAACTAGGGTCTTCAATAATCCCGTCGCGGATCTGCTCGGCGTAGTTCCATTGCTCGTAACAGATCGAGTGCTTGTCATGGCCAGCGGTGGTGATTGCGAAGGTCAGCGGTTGACGGCGCGCACCTGTAGAGGTGGTCAACACGTCCCACAGCTCGCGATTCGGCTGGGCGTGCAGCTCGTCAAAGATGATCGCGGAGGCGTTCAGACCGTGCTTTGAATAGGCATCAGCCGACAGAACGCGGTATACGCTCCCGGTGCTTTCGACCACGAATGAATTCTTGTAGCACTTCACACGGTCGCGGAGTGCCGGGTGGGCGTCGACCATCTGGCGCGCTTGCTCGAATACGATACGCGCCTGGTCCCGATCTGCAGCAGCGCTGTAGACCTCGGCCCCCATCTCGCCATCAGCAGTCAGGCAGTACAGCGCGATACCGGCAGCGGTGGTGGATTTGCCAGCCTTGCGCGGGATGGCCACGAAGGCGGTGCGGAACTGACGTGAACCATCGGCGCGCATATTGCCGAACAAGGGGCGGATGATTTCGTTTTCCTGCCACGGCTCCAGGCCGAAAGGTTGGCCAGCCCACTCGCCCTTAGTGTGACGGAGAAAGCGCGGGAAGAACTGAGCCGCTTTGTCGGCCTTGGCCTGATCGTGGTAGCAGCCAGGCGGAAGGGGGTCGCGTTTCACGACCCCCTTAGCTGAAGAACGCGGCATCGTCGTCCTCCTTGCTCCCGATCGTTTGCACTCGGGCACGGCTGGCCGGGGTCAATCCAAGCTCAGACGCCAGGCTGCGGAACTGGGAAAAGGTGACGGAGCGGATCGGTTCACGGGCGCGGGCGGTCTCGATCATTTCGCCCACGGTCAGGCAGTACGCCATGACGGTGTGATAGTCGCCATCGGTCAACACTTTGCACGCAGTCAGGATCGGGACGATTCGCTGCCATTCATCCAGGGCGGCACCAGACAGGCAGTCAGGTACGGCCCATGCGCTTTTCGGGATGTCCGGTTCGTTCTCAGGCAATGGGCGCTTGCCAGGGTTTCCAGCAAGCTCCTTGAGCGCCGTGGGTTTTGGCTTCGCGCCACTTCTACCGGCTACGCCAGCCATTTTCCCGACTCATCATTTTCTGCGGCGATGTGTATTGAGGGGCGGGGGCGGTCTAATGGCGGACGGTTGCTGGTGATCTTTTCGCCCTTTGCTGGTGCGTTTTCTGCCCGGTTCCAATGGTGGTCAGGATCGAGCGGGAAGCCGTTCACGTCGCAGCCCCAGACCTTGCGTGCAGGCTTACCCATCATCTCTGCGCGAGTCTTGCGGGAGTGGCAGGAGTGGCACAAAGAAGCCAGATTCGACCGGACGTTATTGTCGCCATCGTTGTCGATGTGATCCACGTCCGTCGCCGGAGTGACCTTGCCGTGGTCGTCATAGCAGTGCTCACAAAGCGGCTGCTCTGCCAGCACCTGGGCACGAAGCTTTTGCCAGGCCGCCGACTTGAGGCTGACGACCCGGTCCTTTGGCTTATAGAGGGTGTGGGTCTTCCCCTTGGGTGGCTGGTGCATCTTCATTTGGTTTCTTCTCCTTGGCCTGGCGCTTCTTTTCCTCCAGGAAGGTTCCCAGCTCCCGTACTCCGGGCTGTAGGGTCTTGAGCTTTGGTCTCTTGGGCATCATCGATTCCTTTGATAGCTGGCAGGTTTTCAAGGCTGCGGACCTCTGACCGTAGCATCCATCCGTCCTCAATGCCGCGCTGGTAGAAGCCAGAACGAGCCACGCTGTCACCACGCAACAGCCCCTCCACGTTGTGCTCCGCGTAGAAGGTGCCCGAGTCATTGATAAGGGTGCGGCTGATCGACTGTTCCCACATGACCAGGTGACGGCGCAGTGTGTGGGTGACGAAGTACCGGCCCAGCTCCACGGCGTTGCTGTAGTTCGCCTCGCGCAGATCGCCGATCAGGACGGGTGGCACACGGAACAGACGGGCGACTTCCTCAACGGAGAGGCGGCGGGCCTCGATCCATTCGGCATCTTCAAGCGTCATGCTCACGGTCTTGAACACTGCGCCTTGTGGCAGTACAGCGGTCTTACCATGACTGCCCACACCACCATAGCCAGCAGCCCAGCTCTCGCGAATCTCACCGGCCTGTGCCTTGGTCGTGCCTGCTTGGGTCTCGATCACACCTGAGAGCTTGGTGCCTTGGGCAAACATCCGCTCGCCGTGTGTGCGCTCGGCCAGTGCCAGGCCCACGGTGTCACGGGCTACCTTCAATGGGCTACGACCCAGCACACCATCATCACTGTGATAGCGCAGGTGCAGCATCTCTTCGGGTAGCAGGCGGCGGGTGCGGCCGTGGCGGTCGGTGGACTCATACAGCAGCCGGTCGTCAGCAGTGCGCAGTATCGACACGCTGTCAGGGTGTAGGGGCTTGAGCGCTTCGACCCGGCCCGACCTGCTCCACACCACTTCGGCATAGGCGTTGCCACGCAATAGAACGTGGCGCTGCATCAGCTCCCTGAATTCGAGGGCGGTCTGCCAGTCGTTGGGTGCGTCATGCAGCAGGGCATACAGCGGGTGGGTGCGGGCCTTCTCTCGCCCGTCATCGGTACGGCGGTACACATCCAATGGCAGGCTGGCCACCGTCTCGCTGATCGCAGCCACGGCAGCATAGACAGCGCTGATTGATTCGGCGGTGTCCACGGTTACGGATACACCCGCCACGTTCTGGCCATCGGTGAAGCGGTCGAAGTATTTGTCGAATGCTGGGGTGTTGTTGCGCTTCTCAAGGAAGCGGGGTAGCCACCTCATCGGATGCACTCCAGGAATTCAAGGTAGCGGCGGGCATGTACCAGCGCCTGTACCGGTTTGTTACTGCGGACTGAGACGCTGGTGGTCAGGTAAGCAGGGTTACTGGTGATCGTGATTTCGTGCAGATCCACCGCGTGCAAACTCCGCTGCTCGCCTACCCATTTGTCAGTGACCGACACGAAGCCGAACGAACAACCATCCACGTCGCCACGCTTGACCAGTTCGGCAACGTCGCGGCCAAGGCTGGTATCGGGTAGGTCCAGCTCAAAGGCCAGGCCCACGTCATCCTCTTTAAGGCGCAGGGTGCCCGCTCCGACACGGCCCAATAGGGCTGCATCGTCGTGCTCGTAGATAGCCCGGATGCTGGCGGCGGCAGGTCCTGCAAGGGAGCGGGTGAACGCCCCCGGATGGATCACTTCGGAGAAGCTGCCGATGGATGCAGGCTCCCCGAAACGGGCGGCGTAGCCATACAGCGTCCGGCCCTTTTGCTCGATGCTGAAAGTACGCCGCTCCATTGTTAAGCCCCGGTCGCTACGACAAAGCCTTGCGGGTGACGCACTGCAGTATCGAGGGTGGCCATTGCGCGAACCTGCACACCGCCTCGGCTGTAGGCCGGTTCAGCGTATGGGTTTACCAGAATATCCACCTCGGACCAGACGCCCAGCAGCACCTGGGAGAAGTCGCCCAAGATCAATTTCTTGGCCGGTACGTTCTTACTGGTGATCAGGGGCAGGTCGGCCAGGGTGCCGCCTTGGTACAAGAAGCCGGAGCCAGAACCCACGACCTTTTCGGTACCGGCCAGCAGCGTGCGGATGGCGGCAGTGGTCAGCCAGCGACCGTTAGCGATCTCCACGTCATCCAGCTTTTCCAGCATCGCCAGCACTTCAAGCCAGGTGTCCGGCATATCGGCGGTTTGGATGCCAGCGGTGTTCAGGATGCCGCGTGGTTCGCCCGCCAGGCCGGAGCCATTGATGATGGCGCGGTCGATTTGCTTGGCGATCAGGAACGACAGATCCTCGCGAACCAGTTGCTCGATGCCTGGGGCCGATTGCTGGATCAGTTGGCGGGACATTTCGGTTTTGCCACCAACATGACGCGGGGTCAGGGTGACGTTATCGAAGCCCATTTCACCCTCTGGCACGGCCTGGCCTTCTGTGACCCAGCCGGTTTCCAGGCCGTTGCCGAACTTCGGAATGCTGACGTTGCCGACCAAGCCGGACAGGACACGCACACCCAGCGAGCGGGCTACCAGTGCTTCACGCAGCGGGCCGATGTAGTCCTGGGCGCGGTGATCAGTTCCCACCAGCTCTGGCGCTGTCACGGTGGTGTTGGCGCGGCGCTCCAGACTCTTGAACGGCACGAACACGCCTTCGGCCTTGCGACCACTGCGGCGTTCGGCTTCCTGGGCGTATTCCTTCTCTGCGCCATCAAGCGGCGTGCCATTCATCTGGGCTTGAATGACCTTCACGGTCAGCACCGAACCGGCCAGCTTGTCCAGGTCGGACGCTGGGGCACCCGATACCGGCTCACCAGCGGCTCGGCGCTCGATGTCGCCCATGTACTCGGCGCGCTCGATCTGGCTGGCCAGGGTGCGTTCTTCCACCTTGAGCGAGTCGAACTGTTTGATCTCGTCGGCGGACAGGTCGCGGCTCTCCGCTGCGGCTTTGTCCACCATGGCTTTCATGCTGGCGACTTTGGTGGATCGCTGCTCACGAAGGGCGTTCAATTTCATGGGTAATTCCTATGGAGTGAGGGTTTCTCAGGCCCAACCATAGGCGGCTTTTACCTGTCAAAACAGGGGCTTATCGTGCGTGATACGTAGGCTTTGTCTGCTTGTGTCCGGTAGTGATTGGAGGGACGAATGTGTTGATTTTGATCTGACGAACGGTCAGTCTCCAGATGGCTGATTTCATTTCGACATCAGGACACCTAAAGGACTGGATATGGCAACGCATGAAGTAAATCTGACTCTCCATACGAAGCTAGTGCAGCGCAAAGACGTCGAGATCGAGGTCCGAAAGGATGGGGACTTGCTGGGGGATCTACTGATCAGCCAAGGGACTGTCGATTGGCGACCTAAGAGCGCCCAGAAGAAATATAAAATGTCTTGGACTAAATTTGCAGAGCTCATGCAAACACATGGCAAACGAGAGGACGCCTGAGGCACCGGCGATTCCCCGGCACCCATGTCCTAACGATCCGTTACCCCATCCGCCAGCGGCGGTCGGGTACTTCCCTCACTGGGGAGAGTTAACTTCCTCCAATGCAGGGAGTTGTCCATCCACCAATGGTGGTTGGAGACTTCCTCAAATTGAGGGAGTTAACTTCCACCGTTGGTGTGAGTTGTCCGACCCCCACTGGGGATTGGGGTGTCCTCAAAGTTGAGGAGACGGTCCGGCCTGCAATGCAGGTTGGGGGTCAGATCCGTTCTGACCCCTGGGTGTGCAGTTTTATTGCAGACCCCTGACCCGCCATGTCGGCGGGGTAGATGGCTCAGATCGGAGCCATCTCTAAAGTACGTTTTGCGTCGACGGAATTCGTCGGCACTGGATGTCGGTACGAATTTCGTTCTAACCACTGGCGACGAATTGCGTCGGAAGTCACTACAAAAGTTTCGTAGTGCAAATTTTGATCAGGTCAAATGTCGGGAATCTCGATATTACGAAAGTTTCGTAAAAACCGGCTGGGCGCAGGGTTTGTAGATGTGGGATTTCCACATATGTCCCCGAGGATCTGCAGGAGTAGATACCCGGAATTGCGGGTATCTAGCGTGTGCCCGACTGGGCTGGAGGAGCGCTAATAGATCGGCATATGGATGGTAAATTATAAAGGTGGGTATATTTTCCCCCCGCAAAAATCCAAACAAGCCCGCAAACAAGGGTACTTATGGGGAAAAATTCCCTATGTTTATCTGGCTGGGAAAATAACCGGACAGAACGGGAAAATGATAGGGGAAAAATTCCCCGTATCTTGGGAAAAAATCCCCCCGCAAAAATCGAAATTAACTGAGGCTTAGCCTGGCTGGTCCTGGGCTGACATCGAGGTCAGATGATGGACATTCGTCGATTACTGCCCATGCGAGCGCGTATAGGGCGCACCTCGCGGTGTCGGAGCCTTTACGTGGCTCTCTTGTCTTGAGAATCAAACCTGCCTCGACAAGCTCCTTCAAGGCGCTGGATATGGTCTTCCTATCCATACCCCCGTTGTCATCCATCGTGGTTTCGGTGCAGGCCAGATTGCCATTGTTCCTACCGTGGTACGCCGTACCCAGCACAAGCAAGACCTTGACCGCCTTCGGTGACAGACTCCGAAATTCAGGCCGAACCAGTAGGCGATATGGCAGCACAAAGGCTCGCCCGCCGCTCAGGTCAATCTTGTAGCGCTTCTTTGCCATTCAGCGGCTCACAGTCAGGCACAAGGGGTGAGCGAAACCCGCACCCCCTTGATTAGGTCAGATGATTAGGACGCCTCACGCACCAGGACGTATTTGGCTACCCGGTGTGGCGGTCTGCCTCGCTCGGTTGCCTGACTGATCCAATTGGTGATGATGTAGTGCCCCCGGTTTCGCAGACGACGAATCGTGCTCGGCGGATGCACAATATCCAGATCGTTAGCAGCCTCAATGCTGCTCACTGGGCCGGTGCGGAGTGCCGCCAAAAAGCGGCGGTCTTGCTCATGTGACGAATGTCGTGTCATAGTTTGTTCCTCACTTGGTGCTATCCACAGTGTCTTGACCCCGGCGGCGCGCCAACGCTGCCTGGGCCATCTTCTCTTCTTTTGCCTCTTCCACGTCGACTGTCTCGCTCAGCCATTCGCTGCGCCCTTCAAGGGTGTGGGCGACTAGTTTCAAGCCCCGCATTAACCCCTCAAGCTTGAAGGAATTCAGGAACGGTGATCCTTCGCAGTCCTGCTCGTTCAGATCATCACTGACCAGTCCAGCAATCGTGCTCATGAATACACCGGCATCCATCATCAGCTCGGCGTCACCTTTTGCAATTGATCGATTCATACCGCTACTACCTCTATGCGATGCGCGCCCAGTCGGCGCAATGATTCCAGATCGACCACAAGGGCCGTTGCTGGCAGTCGAAGCGTGCCGAGGACATTCCCGGCACGGTCGATAATGCGGACGCTCACCGTGCGCCTTCCTTGGCAACGCGGTTGATGTACGCGTCCAGGGTTTTAACCAAGATCAGGCGACGACGGCCCAGCTTGAAGCTTTCGATTTCACCGCGAGCGACGATTTCATACAGCATCGAGCGGGCAACTCCGATTACGCGAGCGGCCTCATCAATGCCTAGGGCTAACGATGGTGCTTGGGGGAATTGGCTCATATCTATCTCCTTGTGCCGACGACCCATGTCGCCAGCTGGAGCTAGCATATCCTGCAAAAAACTAATTGTGCAAGCAAATGCTAAACAGTACCGGATTTGCACGGATTGACAGTTCACTGCTTGGTTGTCAGAATCCAATCAAACTGACCAGCAGGAGCAGGCAAGTATGGCTACCAAGACGAGCAAGCGCGCAGGCGAGACCGCCACAACAGTAAGTGTTGGGGTTCGGATCGATCCAAAAATAAAGTTTGCACTCGATATCATGGGCCGACTTCAAAAAAGATCGCTTACAGCGGTAATCGAATGGGCAATTTCCCAGGCGATAGCGCAGCAAGATGTGAAATTTAACGGTCCAAGCGTATCGGAGTTTTTAGATGATATCTGGTCAACTGACGAATCTTTAAGATTCATCAATATGTGTTTTGCTGCACCAGAGGTACTTACTTACGACGAGTTGCGCGTGTGGGACACAATAAAATTCAGTCCTTTTTTTTGGGATAGAGAAAACTGCCCAATACAGAAAAACTACTTTAATTTCGACGCACTTAGGAACGCTTGGGACAGTTTGAGAGAGCGGGTTGAGAAAGATAAGAATTCGTCAACTATCAAACCTTACAGTCCATTTGATGACGACATTGATTTCTAAATAAGCTCCACCGCCGCCGCCTTAATATCCGGTGCTAAATGGGCATAGCGTAGCGTCATCTTGATGTCGGTGTGCCCCAGCAGATCCCGTACCGTGTTGAGCGGAACCCCGGCCATCACAAGGCGTGACGCGAAGTCGTGACGCATATCATGCCAGCGAAACCCGACTATGCACGCCTCCTGTAACAGCTTGAGCCAGGCGCTTTTGGCGTCTTCCAATCGTCCGCCGTCCAGCCCTGGGAAGACGAAAGCAGACTCTCCGCTTTGATCCTTCCATGCTTTGAGTGTGTTGAAAGTTTCGGCATTCATTGGGATATGCCGGGTCTCGGAAGTCTTCGCAGTATCACCGCCGACCGTAATTGTTCTGGTCTGAAAATTAACTAACGGCCAAATCAGGCTAAACAGTTCGCCGCGCCTCATTCCAGTATTGAGCGAGACAAGTACCATCGGCTTTAGATGGTCGGTAAATGCCAACTCCCGCAAATCTTGATACAGCACCTTGCGCCGCTCTGTCCGCCACTGGTTTGCACTGTCGCGCTCTAAGCAAGCCCTATGCTCTCTTACTTCTAATGCGTTCCTGAGGTTCCTAGATTCGTCCTGGGACAAGTACCGGACTTGGCCTTTAGTGTCGACCTTCAGGGGCTTGATCTTGTCTAGGGGCGAGGAGGGTAGGTATTCCCAATCTACGGCGCGGGAGAACACGCCGCTTATGGAACCCATCTTGCGGTTGGCCGTTGATGCTTTGTTGCCGGAGTTCAGCCAGGCTGTACGGAGCTGCTCCAGATCGCGGCCAGTGATCGCGTCGAGGCGCTGGGGCATGATCGTGTCGAAATTGTTGTCCAGGGTGTGCAATGTTTTTGCATACCCCTTGTTGTGGGCCTTGAACCACGGCATGTATGTGTCGTCGATAAACTGACGCAGGCTGGGGGTCTCGCTCCCCCGTCTGCCCTGACTGACCGCTAGAGGCTCGCCGTGCTCATGCGCGTCTGTCAGATAACGCCCAGCTTCCTTACGAGCCTGATCCAGGGTGAGTACGCCCACACGGCCCAGCGTGGCATTCTTGTTGCGCCCCCAAGTCACCATGTAACTCATGTGGCCACTGGGCAGGACGCGGATGAAGAACCCGGGCAAGTGGGTATCATGGACGCGGTAGACTTTCGATTCTGCGGCCAGGCTGGTGATGAGCTTCTGGGTGATTTTGGTCTTCAT